CGGAACAGCCGAAGTCGTGACGACCGTCGTACCGGACGCGGGCGCCAAGGTCACGAACGACAGGGCGACGCGCTTGAGCGTGTTGCCGAAGTCGAGATACTCTGGGCCCGACGCGAGCATCACGCGCGGGAAACTGTAGACGATCTGCCCCGCCGTGGTCGGCGTGATGCGGAGGCCGATGCGACGGCTGGTGGCCCCGTTCACCACGGTCCCTCCGACGGTCGCAAACAAGCCCTCGTCGGCTGCGTTCGCCGAGGCCGTTCCCGACCGCACCTTGGAGATGAGCTTCACGAGCTCCGCCTGATCCCACGAGACGAGCGTGAAGTCGATCGTGAACGTCGTGCCGCTCATCACGGCCTCGCCGATCATGTCGCCCTGATCGTTGCGCGAGAACGACCTGCTGTGGTTCGTCGCGCTGATGCGGATCAGGTCTTCGTTGTCGGTGAAGCCGAGGTTGACGAAGTTCGTGCTGTCCGTCCATGCGATTGTTGTCGGACCTGATACCTGGAAGTCGGTTGCTGGCATGTCATCCTCTTGCGCGCCGCGCGGCGCCGTTGGCGATCTGCTGGAGACGAGAGCCCGAGATGCGGTTCCACGGCCTTCCGGGGACCGACAGGGTCTTGCGTATCACGTAGTCCTTGCCGAGTTCGGCGCCCGCGAAGTTCCGAGATTCGCGCAGGGACTGAGTCCTTCCGAGCGCCACGTCATCATACGTCCGATCCTCGGTGTACTGGTTGCCGTACTCCGCAGCCGACAGCTCGATTCGGAAGGAAAGGTTCCCGCCCGAACGCTCTGCCGTGATCCCCGACACGTGGATGGAGTCGAGCAGACGGCCTGTGTCCACGAGCGGGCGATCGGCGTTCGTGCGGTCCGCCCGACCCCACTCGCCCGTGTCGATGTCGTCGAGGAACTTCAGCCTGTCCCAGACCTGTAGGCCGGCCAGCGGGCGCCCGTCGCCCTCGCTGTTCTCGAGGTTGCTGCGGAGCGACAGCAGAGCCTCCGACGCGACGTGGCTGAGGAACGCCTCGAGCATGGCCCTTCTGCGCGGGGTCACGACGCCGTCGTCCTCCGTCTCGGGAAGAAGTCGCTGTCCGCGACCATCCGCAGCGCGCCGCGCTGGGACTCCGTGATGACCGACAGCGACGGCTTCGACGCCTCGACGGCTCCCGAGATCGGGAAGACGCGCATCCCGTCCCGCAGGTCCTTCAGCATCGAGTTCGCCTTGGCGACGCGGTCCTTGACCGAGTCCCCGAACGGCCCGCCGCGGCGCGCGATCAGGATGCCGTAGGCCAGGTCGCAGACCGTGCCGATGAGCGCCCAGTTCGTCGCCGCCTGCATCGCGTCGAGGTCGGACTCCGTGTACACGCCGCCGCGCAGCGCGAACGACTGCACCTCGTGCGACGCCCGCGTGAGCGCCGCGACGAGGATCGCGTTCGACCCGTCCACCACGCCGTCGGCCTCTGCGTCGATGCCGATCTCGGCGAGCAGGCGCTCGTCGATCGTCGAGACGAGCTGTGCCACCGTTGCGTAGGGGACGGGCATGGCCGAACCTCAAAGGGGCGGCTGGGCTTTCGTCCAGCCGCCCCCTCTTGAAAGGAAAGGGTCTGTCAGCTGCCGATGTTCGCGACGTAGATGCCCGCGAGCGGAGCGGTCAACTCCGCCACGCTGTTGTCCACGATGCTGCCCGTGGTGCGGCGGTTCTTCGGGTCGTCGAACGTCTCGACGGTCATGTCCTCGTAGACGAAGTTGGTGCAGGTCGCGAAGTTCGCGCCGCCCTCGACTCCGACGAGCCCGCCCGGACGGGACACGAACAGCACCGCGTCGGTCGCGAGGATGTAGTCCGCCGCGCGCGTCGCGCCCTTCTGGCTGGTGACGCGGACGGCGTCCTCGATCACGATGTCGCCGATGCCGAAGAGATTCGGGGCGAGTCCGTAGCGCGAGAACTTGCCCGAGTTCTCCATCAGGTTCACGCCCTGCGTGTACTTGATGAGCTCGCGCAGCTCGAGGGTCTGCGACAGCTTGAACGCCGTCTTGGGCGACATCACCGCGACGATGTCCTGCATCTGGACGGCGCCGCCGGTGTTGACCATCAGCTTCTCGGTGGCGGTCTGGAAAAGACGCTGGACGTAGGTGTTGCTCGCGCTCGGCGACGTGTACACGCCGTTCGCCGTGGTTTCTCCGGAGAGAGCATCGTAGTCGGCGAAGTAGTTGACGCTCGCCGTCCAGTTCGCCGTGTTCGTGAGGACCGACAGCGCGCGGAACGTGCGGAGCGTCATCAGCTGCGTCGCGCGGCTGCGCGCGTGCTGCGCCACGATGTCCCATGCCGCGACCTTCGCCGTCTCGTAGGGGATGTGGAACCCCCTCTCGAAGCGACGGGTCGTGAACTGCGCGAAGTCGAAGTCGTTGTTCACGCCGGTCGGGCGGTCCTCGCCGTAGGCCCAGCGGAAGTCCTTCTCGTCGATCACGCGGACGGTCTCGTCCGAGTTGATCTTGAGGTAGTAGCCGCTGACCGCCGAGACGGGGACGAGCTTCGTGTAGCGGTTCAGCGCGAACGACTTGACGTTGCGCGTGAACTCGGTCTGGATGAGGCCGGTCGCCTCGCTGAAGGTGGGCACGAACGTCGAGAGTCCGCCACCGATGGTTGAGTCTGCCATGTGAGTGTCCTTGTGTCAGGTGTGCGGATCAGGTGACGCGCGGAGTCGGAAGGAGCTTGGCGCGGATGATGAGGTCTGCCGCGGCGCTCGGCTCGAGCGCGACGGCCCAGTTGATGTCGCTCGCGCTGCCGCCGACGACGAACTTGCCGCTCGAATCGACCTTGAGAAGAGCGCCGCAGACGATCGCGCTGGAGGAACCAGTCGTGACCTCGACGATCGCGCCGCCCTGAAGGGTGATCGCGTCGCCCGCCTCGGCATGGTTGGCGCTGCTGAAGTTCCTGGTCGAGCCGTCGGTGACTCCGATGACGAAGTCGGTCGCGGCACTGACCTGGGAACCCGAGTGACGGAGGTAGCCCGTGCCCGAGGACGCGCGGACCGCGCGCCGCGGGGCGATCGTGCCCGCCGCGGTGAGTGAGGGAATGTCAGAGAAAGAACCCATGTTTTCGTCTCGCTTTCTTGGTCAGGCGCCGCTCTTCGCGCGCGCCATGAGGGTCTTGAACTTCTCGGGATCGCCGGCCGCCTCGGCCACGAACTTCTCAACCTGCTCCTTGGTGATCTGCCCGACGGGAGCCTTCACGCCCGAACGGGGAGCCTCGCCGCCGCCGACGCGGACGCCGACGGGATCGCGGCGGAAGTTCTCGCGCCAGAACTTGATCTTGCCCGTCGGGTTCTGCGCCCCGACCAGCTCCTCGATCATCTCCTCGCGACAGCCATCGACCGCGTAGCCGTCCTGCGCCATCGCGTCGATCTCGCGCGCGAAACGCTCCTTGGACAGCTCCGTCTCGAGCGCGGCGATGCGCTTCTCGAACTTCGCCTTCTCGCGGGAGAACTCGATGCGGGCGGTCGAAGCCTTCGAGTGCTTCGCCTTGGAGGGCTTCATGGACTCGGACTTCTTCTCGTCCTCGTCCTCGTCCTCCTCTTCCTCCTCGCCCTCGTGGGAGTCGATGTCCACGTGGGTCTGGTTGTACATCTTGCGGTTCTCTTCCTTGAGGCGCGCGATCTCCGCGTCCTTCTCGGCGATCATCTTCGCCATCTCGTCCTTCTCGCCCTGCTTGGCTTCTTCGGCCATCCCGGACTCCTTCTTCTTGACTGCGCCAGGAACGAAGACATTGCCTACTCCGGGCGCAGCCTCGAAGCAGCCCTGACATGCGAACACGCTCTTCTCGCCCGACTTGCTGAACCGCGTGTCCGGTAGGGGACGCCGCGGCGTGTCCCTGCCCAGCAGGGCGATCTCGCTCATGTGGTCGTCCGACCAGATTTCCGCGCTGCGGCGCGGGAAGCGGTTCGACGCCACGTACTTCTCGAAGTCCTCGCGGCCCATCTCCACGTCGCCCACGATGAACGGAACGCCGTTGCGCTCCTCCAGCGTGATGTCGAGCACCGCGCCGACGGCC